TCGTCGTGCCGGGCGTGACCATCGTCGGCACCAACATCGCCAAGGACGGCCTGTTGGAGTTCGATGAGTTCTGGAACGGCTACGAGACGGCCGCTCTCGTCTCGAACAACACCTGCTCCCGAGATGGATCGTGCCGGTTCGAGTACGACTGCGACTCCTACAACCACATCCACACCAGCACCAGCACCGACTCCAACGGCAACACTCAGACGCACATCTCGAACCACACGCACTGGCACCGATGCCCCTACGCCACCTCCGAGACGACCTACAAGGTGGCGACCACGCTCGACGAGTTCACCATCGACACAACCATCGACGACGACGCTCGGGCGTGGCGCGCCGGAAGGGGCATCCCCGGCGACTACCCGAAGGGTGTTCCGGCTTTCTGGCAGGCGGCAGCCGATCGGCTCGCTGCCGGTGACCCCGGCCCCGTCACGGTGCAGCGGACCTACGACAACTACGTGCTCGCGGCGCAGAACACCATCCTCGACAAGTACGACGGCGACATCGACGCCTACCTCGCCGACGATCTGCTGCCCGACACCTCGATGGAGCGTGGCCTGCACTCGTACTACCGCGGCCACAAGGTGCACTCGATGGGCGTCCCCGTCGGCGATCTGGCCGAGTGGGAGTTCGCCGTCGACCGTTTCAACGCGGCGCTCGGCACCGATCTGCAAGGGGACCTGCACCTCGTGTTCGTTCCCGCCGAGGTCAACGGGGATCGCTACGCCGGGTCGCTCAACGCCTACTGGACCGGCGACACCTTCGGAGATCAGGCGCTCTCCAAGAACGCCATCGTCGTGATCGTGGGTGTCGAGGCTGGCGAGATCGCCTGGTCCGAGTCGTTCACCGGGATGCCGGTCGGCAACGAGTTGATGCTCACGCGCCTGAGCGACCTGGCGGGCACCGCTCTGACGCCGGATGACCTGCTCGGACGACCTGTCGGGATCATCGCCGACGGAGACGTGGACGAGATCCAGCACACCGAGGGAGCGATCGAGAGCGCCGTGTGGGCGACGGATCGACCCTTCGAGCGGATCTGCATGACCTGCGATGACCCCGACGAGAACGGTGGCTACGGCTACCTCGCTGGGGACGTGGAGCCGACGACCGGGCAAAAGTGGGGCATCTTCGCCGTCGCTCTGCTCATGTCGTCGCTCGTGTGGGCAGTGTTCATCGCTGTGGGCAACCACTACGAAGGCGGCAGCGGGGAGTCCCGCGGTCGCGGTAGCAACGGAAGTCGTCGCACCAACCCCGGTCGACCCAGCATCTACTGAGAGGCAAGCATGGATCCCAAGGACCTACTCGACAAGATCAAGGCTCGGAAGGGCTGGACGTTCCTCGCCATCGGCGGGTTCGCTCTCCTCCTGACCTTCGGCTGGCTCTACGGCCAGTTCAACTCGGTCCAGCGCGCGGGGGTGAACCACGAGCAGTCGCTCAACGCGCAGTACCTCAACGCGCAGAACGAGTTGAGCACCTACATCTCGACGTTCTACGAGACGGTCGAGATCGCCGATGTCAAGACCGAGGCGCTCGACACCGTGCTCACCGACGCCATCACCGGCCGCTACGACGACGGCCTCTCCGCGCTCGGTGCCGAGGGCCAGTTGATCTCCGCACTCACCGAGGCGTACCCCGACCTGTCGGGCCTCGACACCTACGACGACGTGATCGACGTGATCCGCTCCGGGCGCGAAGGCTTCCGGGGCCAGCAGGAGAAGTTGCTCGACATGCTCCGCCGCTACGACGCGTGGCGCGACGAGGACATCATGCGCTCGTTCTTCGTCTCGGCTCGCGGCTTCCCGTCGAGTCGGGTTCGAGTCGAGGCTCGCGGTGAGCGGTTCACGGGTCAGGACGCTCTCGACGAGATGTGGCGGATCGTGCTCACCAACGAGGCGCGCGAGGCATACGACACGAAGGAACTTCCCCCGCTGACGGTGCGGTCGCGCGACGGCGGGTGATCCCGTACCAGCACAAGGGATGCTCGGGGCTTCCCGATCTGCTCCCTGACGCCACTCAGCCGACAGTCGCGATCTGCCGCGGCTGTCGGCAGGAGTGGAAGATCCGAGTGGACTACGACCGGCAAGGCAAGGCGATCCACAAGTGGGTGCCAGCGAGCGACCCTGGACCTGGCTCGCAGGATCCGTGGAGCCGAGGACGAGATCCGTGGTGAGTCATGGTCTGGAACGAACCATAGAACGATCGGCGTGTCCCACGCTGTAGGTAGGGTGTCGACATGGAGATCGCCAAGGGAACCCTGTCCGTCGTTGCCATCACCATCCTCTCGATGCTCGTGCTCGCCTCGATCGCTGTGGCGGTCGCTGTGGGGGTGTCGGCCGCTGGCGTCTGGCTCGTCCGTTGGGTGATCCACAAGCGGGCAGAGAGCACCGCTCCTACCCCATAGCGTCCCCTGACGAGAGGTTGGCCCGTGTCCTTGAAGAAGGAAATGAAGCAGATCGTGAAGGTAGCCAAGGGCCAGGGGTGGGAGATCACACACACCCGCAACGGCCACCTCCGGTTCAGATCTCCGGGCGGGGCGCTCATCTTCGCTCCCTCCACGCCAAGCGACTACCGAGGCATCAAGAACAAGATCGCCGACCTTCGTCGAGTCGGGCTGCGGATATGAAGCGGGGAGGGCCACTTCGTCGAACAGAGTTGAGTCGAGGGGACTCAACCTTGAAGCGCACGCCGATGAAGCGCACGAGTGGCAACCTTGATCGCTCCTCTCGCATCAAGCCACGGTCCGACAAGCGGGCGAAGTTCATGCGTGAGGAGAGGGTGCCGATGGTCAAGCGGCTGCGCGCCGAGGGCACTCCGTGTCTCATCGGGCAGATGCTCGCCGATGTGGGTCACGATCGCTTCCGGCTGTGCGCTGGGGAGGTCCAAGGCATCCACGAGCGCCGCAAGAGGTCGGCGGGAGGGAGCCTGCGGAAGCCCGCGAATCTCGTCCCGGCCTGCAACCTGTGCAACGGCTGGATCGAGGATGCGGTCGGCGAGGATCGCGAACTACTGCACGAACTCGGCTTGGTCGTGTCCGCCGGAGATCCCGAGTGGGACGAGTTGGGGAAGGCTGGCGATGAGGAGGCGTGAGATAGTCGCGTGGAGCGCGCTCCTCGTGATCCTTTGGATCTTGGTCGGCGAGTTGGGGATCATTCGATTCTGGCTGATGTCGTCGGTGGCGATGTTCGCCTTCGTGATGCTCGCTGCGCTGGACGCTGACCAGTTCGAGGAGCGCGTGATGCCGCCGCTCGACGGCTGCACCTGCGGCTTCCCAGCGCGCCGACCCTGCGACCACCGAGGCTGGTGCGTCCACTCGGGCTACGGCGAGGAGTGGCAGGACGGATGACCGACGACGACATCGTTGACGCCGAGATCGTCGATGACGACCTGCCGGAAGGCGACATGCTGCCTGTTCACGCAGGACGTTCTCGCGAACTGGATGACATCGCTCGGGTTGTGGATAGGTTGCCGCCGGGCGCTCTCGATCTGCTGGCGGATCCCGGCGTGCTTGCTATCCCGATGGATAGCGCGATGCGCGCTCAGGTTCGCCAGGCGCTCGCCTTCTACTGGGACAATGGGCCTCGGCATCGCAACACGATTGAATGCCAGCGGGCGATGGATCGGATCTACGAGGTCGAAACCTCCACCGGCCACTGCGCTACCTGCGGAGGCGCTGGACACTGGAACGATCGGCTCGGCAAGCGTCAGGTCTGCTCGTGCCCGGCCGCTCTACAGTCGCGTCATGGCTCGTGAGGTCACCCATCAAGCCGTCCGCGCTGACGGGCCGGACCGAGTGGTCATCACGCGCTGCGGACAGCGACTCGACTGGCCCGATCGCGAACTGCCGCCCGAGGTGGAGATCTGGCAGGGGTCCGTCACCTGCCCTGAGTGCTTGTCCGGTGCTCCGGCTACGGTGACGCCATGACCAAGGCTTCGAGGGAATCCAACGCCGTCGCTGGGCGCATGATGGGCAACTGGCTGTTCCTGTTCCTCCGCGCGTGGCTCGTGATGCTGGCACTGGGCGCTTTCGCTCACGAGGCTGGCTACGACGTTGCTCTTGGCTACTGGGCCGTCGTGCTCGGACTGCTCGTGATCCGCATGTCGCTGTCCGGTCTGGCCGTGAACACGCTGACCTTCTTCCACGATCGCACTCCGTCTCGACGAGTGCCAGGGCTGAACTGAGAAGTCGGGCATCCGGGTATACCCGAACGTCGGATGCAATCCTGACTGGGCGTGGGCCGCTTTCGACCGTGCTGCGATCATGTCGCCGAGGAATGCGTGACGTGTTGCCGGTGCACTACGCCCGAGGAGCACGCTCGCGCTGAGATGGAGCAGCGTCGTCGCGATCGAGCGGCAGAGTCCCTGTTCGACTCCCGCTCGACCGCTCGTATCCGCTTTCTCTGAGGGTGTTTGGCGACGCCGCTTTCGAGCGCGACCATGAGGTATGAATCGACGCGAGATCGACTGGCGTGACGACTGGCGAGTCGTTCTGGTCAGCGTGCTCTGCGGCTACGAGGTCGTCTCCCTCGTGTCCAACTCCGATCGCCTTCCTTCCCTGACGCAGATCTCGTGGAGGATGCGAGTGCACCGGCTCGGCCGGTTCATCCTCTGGCTGATTTTCGGCTGGCTCATCGAGCACATCTTCGGGGAGGGCCGATGATCGAGTGCATCATCTGCGGGACCGTCTACAAGCCCGAGGCGACTCGCTGGCTCTGCATCGGCTGTGGATGGAAGGAATCGTGCTGCGAAGGCGAAGCGTGTCCGGCACCGGGTGTAGCGTCGGAGGGGCCGAATGTTCCACGTGGAACGTCGGGAGGAGAGCCATGATCGTCGGGATCTCGGGCTACGCCGCTGCGGGCAAGGACACCGCTGCGGACGCCCTGGTCGCCGAGGTAGGGTTCATCAAGGTGTCGTTCGCCGATCCGATGCGGGCGATGGCAGCGGCGATGGACCCGATCGTGGGCATCCACCGCGACAACTCCGATCTGCCCGTTCCTGTGCGCTACGTCGAGGCCGTGACCAGTCTCGGTTACACCGACGCCAAGGTCGCCTACCCCGAGATCCGCACCTTCCTGCAACGGCTCGGCACCGACGCCGGGCGCGAAGTGCTGGGAGTCGACGTGTGGGTCGATGCCGCAATGGCTCGGATCCCCGATGGAGTCGACGTGGTGTTCGCCGACATGCGCTTCGAGAACGAGGCCGCGGCGATCGAGGCTCGCGGCGGGGTGACCGTGAGGATCAAGCGACCCGGAGTTGCTCCGCCCAACGATCATGTTTCTGAGGTGGCCCTCGACGAGTGGCCCTTTATGGAACGGCTCTCGAATGACTCCACCGTGGAGGCGCTCTCGGGCGCGATCATGGAGGTGATCGCCAAGCACCGGAGGTGAGCCACATGCAGATGCGAGATGGCTCCGAAGTCGAGGATGCCCGTCTCGGGCGTCTGATCCAGTTCGATGAGCGTTCGCGCGCCTTCGGTATCCGCTCCACGATCGAGGACAAGAAGCCTCGCTCCTACACCTGGCGATGCGACACCCGACTGGATCAAGGCTCCGACGGCGCGTGTGTCGGCTTCACGATGGCGCACGAACTGGCGGCTCGGCCGAAGGTCATCCCGGCCACCTACTCCAAGGGCATCTCGATCTACCGCGAGGCACAAAAGATCGACCCGTGGCCCGGCGAGGACTACGAGGGCACATCGACGCTGGCAGGCATCAAGATCTTGCAGCGCGAGGGGTACATCGCTGAGTACCGCTGGGCGTTCGGCCTGATGGATCTCGTGCTCGGCGTCGGCTTCAAGGGTCCGGCGGCAGTGGGCACGTGGTGGTACGACGGCATGTTCGATCCGGGCGGCTGTGGCTTCGTCCACGTCTCCGGCGAGCAGGCTGGCGGGCACTGCTACCTCATCAACGGCGTCTCGGTCGCCGATCGCACCTTCACCATTCACAACTCGTGGGGGTCGGATTGGGGCGACAACGGTGAGGCCAAGATCTCGTGGGACGACATGGAGCGACTGCTTCACGAGGACGGCGAGGCCGTGATCCCGATGGTGCGAGCATGGGGCGGCTGACCCCCGATCCGCCCGACTGGTTCGTGGCCTTCGTGATCTTCGGCATCCTCGCCCTATCGGGCGGTTGGATGTGGTGGATCGCCGAGGGCTTCTAGCCGACGATCCCTCCACCGCATCCTCCACAGTGCTCGCCGCTGAGGTCGTCGGAGAACACGACCTTCGGGAACTCGTCGCTGTCGAACGTCCACTCGTCCTGGCGGTCGATGGCGTTGGCGGCGGCGATCTGGTCGAGGGCATCCTCAACGGGCATGTCGCGCGCTGCCGGTGAGGCTTCACCCGCGAGCAGCATCGCTTCGATGATGCAGTCGGTGCAGTAGATGTCGGCCTTGTAGACGTAGGCGGTGATCTTCATGGTCACGCTCCGATGCAGTTGTAGTACCCGGCGGCGACCACCGTGACCGAGCCGTTGCGCCCGGTGATGAACTCGGCGGGCGATCCGCAGTAGTAGAGGAGCGTGTCGAAGATGAGCACGCGCTCGCCGTCGGTCAGCGCCGGGAAGTTGGCCTCGACCGGCATCTTCCAGTTCTCGGCGTCCTTCACCGCTTCGAGAGCGATCCGCAGGTTCATCTCGGAGTGACCGCGGTGGTCGAAGTCCTCGGGGAACCAGTGCTCGGCGCGGACCGGCATCGACCGCTCGGGGTCGGACTCGATCTTGGCGACGAGGTTGATGGGGTCGATGGCCGCGCGCTCGCTGTCGGTCGTGCGTGGTGGCGGGTCGACGAAGATGGATGACATGGTTGAGGTTCCTCTCAGTTGGCCGACACGAAGTCGGCTGGGACGATGATGTCGCCGGACATCGTGTAGCCCGCGCCCGAGTGCTCTCGGACGATGTAGGACTGCACCCGGTCGAAAAAGAAGTTGCGGCCGACGACTACGCCAGTGCCGCCGTTGGGGCGAAGGCCGAACGTGTCGGCGGTGAAGGCGATCTCGTCGCCGCGTGCGAAGGTCTTGGTCATGGTCTTGGTTCCTCTCATGCGCTCAGGTCGAGCAACTCGGGCGGGGCGGTGATGTTGCGGTGGAAGCGACCGGCTGGCGAGTCGAGGTCGATCACGACTCGGGTCCGCTTCTTGTTCGTGACCGTGGCCTTGGCTCCTGCCAGGTACTTCGGTCGAGCAGTCGCGCTCAGCGTCACGCGGTCGCCGACCTGCAAGGCTGCGAACTTGGTCAGCCCCTCGATCTCGCGGTTCATCTTGATGCGGTCGTTGATGAGCGACAGCAGCGCGCGGAGGTCGTCATCCAGCGAGCCGTTGACGATGGCTGTTGAGACTTCGATTGCGGTGGTCATGGTTGGTTCCTCGGTTCCTTGGTTGTTGGTTCTGTGGTTGATGGTACTACGACCGTGGGACACTCGGTCCCACTCGCTCTCGATTAGCCGAACACCTTGTCGCAGGACCCGACCAAATCGTCGAGGCCGTCGAGGTCTGCCCCGTCGAGGGAGGCGATGTGGCGGCGGAGGGAGTGACCCTCGATGGTTGCACCGAGATCCTCGATGCGCTCCTCCATGATGTCGTGGTCATCGCTGGTGGGAGCGAAGGTGAGGATGGTGTTGAGGGCTTCGATGAGGGCTTCGGGGTTGATCTCCATGACCACACTGTATAGAGATCGACTACACCATGCAAGTCAATCGAGGGTCTGGCGGCAAACAATCCTGTGACCTGCATGTTCGCGGCATGTCTCATGCCTCGTGTAGCCTGCAACTCGACAGGAACCAACCACCACAGGAGGAAGCCCGATGGGCGTAGACACGAGACTGACCCTGCCACCCGGCACCCGAGCAGGTGACCTGGCTGACGCCATCGGCGCTCTGCTCGGCTGCGTGATCGACGCCGAGCGGCCCTACGGCCCCGAGGTGCACGGCCCGGAGGTGAAGCCTGCGGATCTCGCTGGCTCCGTGTGCTCGCACATCTCCGTCAAGGCAACGGACACCAAGTGGGACCGTGGCGTGGCGTGGCTCCTTCATCACGAGTGGGGCAGCGACTCGACTCGCTCGCCGAAGTGGCCGGGCAGCATCGGGATGATGGCCTCGGCCGCTCCGTTCCAGATCGCCATGTTCCGTCGGCTCGCCGAGATCTTCGGCGGCGTCGTCGACTACAACGACTGCGACTCCGAGGACGCCGACTACGCACCGGACGAGCCGGAGGTTGCGCGGGCCTGGCGGACAGAGGGCTACACCGACGAGAAGTGGCTCGCCATGCGTCGACACGTCACTGTCGATGTCGAGCCTCTCACCGCTGCTGACGTGAAGGCGTGCATCAAGATCGCCGCCTACGACCGTCCGCCGTTCGCGAAGCAGGTGGCGTGATGCGCTGCCGGTCGAGCGAGTGCGGCAACGAGGTGGAGAACGTCGTGTTCGGATACTGCGAGGAGTGCCGCGTTCTCGTGTGGGCCTACGAGTCGAGCGAGGGCGAGCCGCAGTTCATCGCCCACCACGATCCGACCGCCAGCGCGGAGACGGAGATCGAAGCCGGTGTCGAACACATGGGCGAGCAGTGCGACGGATGTGGGAACTCTCGCTACGTCGTCAAGGCGTATGCCTCTGCCACGACCCTCGCCTGTTTCGCTGCGGTCTGTTCTGCGATGGAGGTCGACGGCGAGCACTTCCCTGGATGCGGTTCTGAGTACCCCATCATCCTCCGACGAACTCACGAGGTGATCCTCTAGTGCTCCCCGGTGAGACGATCCGTTCCGGTGCCGCCGAGCAGTGCTCCGGCTGCAAGGTGATGCTCGTCGAGGAGGTGCTGTCCAGCGCGGCCGGGTACTACATCGGGACGTTCTGCAACTGCGGCCCGTACTCGCGCGAGTCCGACTACTACCCGACCCACGAGGCGGCGAAGGCCGCGCTCGACACGTGGACCGTCTCGTATCGAGACAACCCGGAGGTCCGATGATCCTCTACCACTACACGACCGTTCTCCACCTCCCCTCGATCGGCGCGGACGGTCACCTGAAAGTCACCGAGTCCAACATCGGTGGCCCCCCCGGCAAGTCCATCGAGCCGAGCGGTGAGCACGTCGGTCCTGACGTGGTGTGGCTGACCGATCGAGATGGCCTCACCACGAATCGAGACACCCTCCGTGCTGGCTGCGCCCTGTCGTCAGGCTCGTTCTCGATCCTCTCCGTCGACAAGACCGTGGTCCGGTTCACCGTCGAGGTCCCTGACGAGGACGTGATGCGCTGGGAGGACTTCGCGAAGGAGCACGGCATCAGCCGCCGCTGGCAGCGCATCTTGGAGAAGTGGCCGCGGAGGCCGAACTGGTGGTTCGTCGTCCAGCGCCCGATCGGCTCTGAGGAGTGGGTCGAGGTCTGCTCCACCTACGGCGAGGAGATGGAGGTGCCGATGACGCTGGCCCCCAAGTGGAACCTGCACTCGGCGATCTCTCGCTCCTGAGTTGCGCGGCTGTCACACGGTGTGTGTATACTGTTTGTAGACACCAAGAGAGGGACCACACCATGAACATCATCGACGGGGACATCATCCAGATCCGAGAGGAGCGGTACAGCGCCGACGGCGTGGTCGTCGGTACCGAGCAGGGCACCGACTGGGAGGGCAAGCCCGAGACGTTCGTCATCGTGGACTTCGGCAACCCACAGCCGGGACGCATCCCGATGCACCGCTTCGCCGACTGCCCCGACACCCTGCACCACGTCAAGACGGTCTGAACCGAGAGAGGAACCACAACCACCATGAGCACTGCACGAGTCACCTACGAGGACGAGTTCGTCACCGAGCGAGTCGACGGATCGACCGATGTTCGCTTCTCCGACGAGGAGTGGGAGGTCATGTCCAAGGACCCGGCCTTCGGCTACGTCCACCGCTGCGGTCACCCCACGTCGTCTCACGAGCGTCGGGCGATGGAGACGGGCATGGGCGACACCCACTGCCACGTCTGCGAGAACGAGGCAGAGGATCACTACCACACCTACCTGTTCGCCATCGAGGAAGGTCTGTCGGAGGCGGAGGCCACGGCAATCGCGGATCGAGAGTGCAAGAGCACGGCCCCCGGTCTGGTCGAGACGGTCGACGCCGGAGAGGCGTTCGCTCGCTACTGCGACGAGAACGGCCTCGACGAGCCGGAGCAGGAGGTCCCCGACTCGTGGCACGGCGACCCGGTGTCCGAGGGGATCGTTCGAGGAGAACTGACGACCCGCCGCCTGGCGTCTGGTTCGGTCGCCGTGATCGACGCTGACGGCAAGGTGGTGGAGATCCGATGAGGCGACTCGGCCACATCTGCACCCGCTTCTACTGCGAGGTCTGCACGGCCGCTGTGGTGGCTCAGGACGCCCTGGCCGCGTACCTGCCCCACGTCGGGCACAACCACACGGGCTTCGGCCTCTGAGCGTCCCACGCTCACGATACGGTCACAGCCCATCGAGAGGAACTGCATGGATGAGAGCGCACTTCGGCGAGAGGCACGATCGCATCTCGACGCCCGTTTCAACATCTACGGATGGAACTACGTCCCGACCGATGTCGAGCGGACGATGAGGATGATCGAGCCGGAGCACAACCTGCCTGGCCTGGCCTCGGGTCGGACCGCACTGCGCGCGCTGGTCTACAACGAGCGCCACGTCGAACACCTGCGCGCCGAGGACCCGACGCTCTTGCGCCAGATCACCAAGGCTCTCCCCGAGTTCGATGGCGTCCCCGAGGAGCGGATCGTGCACCCTTGGCCCGAGGCGGTTCCGTCGTGACTGCTTTCCCGACCCCCACTCTCGGCGTCACTGCTGAGGAGGTCGAAGGGGAGTGGTGGGGCGCTCTGTGGTTGGGTGGATCGCGGGCCTTCGAGTTCAGGCTCGACATGCCGTACTACGACACGCAGGCTCGGGCCTACGAAGATGCGTGCGACCACGTGGCTGCGTTCCTCGGTCGGCTCTACGCGATGGATCGGGACCGTGACTGACTTGTGCTCCCGTTGCGGGACCCGCGAGGAGATGCGAGACGACGAGGGCCATCAGACCGTCGTGTGGTGTCGCTGCGGGGCGATCGACTGCTCGATTCCTGACGGCCTGCCGCCGGAGCCGGAGTTCACCTCATGTATCGACGGTGGTCGATGCGAGGACGCTCCATGCTGCGGTTGCGACGGTCCGGTCATGTTCATCATCGGCTGATCTCGCCTCTACCGTGAAGTGGTGAATGCTGATCTCCGAATGGCTGGTGACCTGCTGCACGAACTTCGGCGCGCTCGGCGATGTGAGTACGGCGTACTCCTGTGCATCCCCAGCAAGGCGATCTGCGGGATCACTGGCGAGTGGCGTGGAACTGTCATGGTCGGTGGACACCGCATGGTGAATGTGTGGTTCAATGCTCGGCAGGCAGGAGCGATCGCTGATCGGATCGAGAGGGGTGAATGTGACGGACGCCGAGGCCAGTCCACTGTGTGAGAACTGTGGTCACCCCGTCCCCGTCGTTGAGGTCGAGAAGGTCGTCGAGAAGATCATCACGAAGGAACTGACCAAGGCCGAGCGCGCCGCCATCATCGACGCCAGCATCGAGGGCGAGTTGGCCCGGTTCCTCGAAGCACGAGCACCGCAGATCTTCGATGACTCTCCGATCCGTGTCGCGATCCGCGAACTTGACCGACGGCTGCCAAGGACCGTGCACGTTTCGCATCTCGCGAACGACAAGGTGGACGCGGCGAAGGGCACGAGGCGCAAGCGACGGCGCGATCGGTTCGATGGGTAAGCGGCTGACCGCCGAGGAGCGTGCCCACCGCGCCATCTCGGAGAAGGTCTATCAGGGGCAGATCACCGAACTGGCCGAGCGGTATGGGTGGGAGTGGCGGCACTTCAAGGACTCCCGCAAGGCGGTCAAGAGCGGCAACAAGACGTTCCTCGTCGGCGACCCCGAGGCGAAGGGCTGGCCCGATCTCGTGTTGATCCGGGTGCCGGAGTTGCTCATCATCGAGGTGAAGAAGGAGTTGGGCAAGACCACTCCCGAGCAGGACCACTGGCTCGGCCTTCTCGACGCTTGCGGAGTGGAGACGATGGTGGCACGACCGTCTGACTTCGATGAGGTCGCTCGCCGCTTGTCGAAGCGCCGCCCACCGCCAGGAGGTGTGACGTGACATACCCTATTGGGATGGATGGGGGGGTCGGACCACCTCTCCCCCTCTGGCCCGGCTTCCCCGTCCTCACTACTACTACACCTGTCGGGCTACGCTGGCAGAACGACGCAACGCTGAGGTGTCCACGTGCCGCGGAGTAGCCCGCTCGCTTCATTCAGTCTCGGACGAGACTCGCAGTTCGCAATCAAGCGACCGCAACGAACCTCAGCGCGCGTGTCGAGCGCGGCCTTGCAGACCGTCGGCGAGATCGTGCGAGCCTCCTCGAATGACGATGCCTGGCAGGCAGACGGCTTCACCTACAACGAGTTGGTCGGTGAGGTCGGGTTCGTCAACAACCTGACGGCGAACACCGTGGCGGCAGCCGATCTCCGCATCGTGCGCCGCGATGACGACGGCGACTGGGTTGAGTCCACGGATCCGAGGGCACAGTCCGTTATGGACGCTTTCGTCGGCCCGATCGGTGGGATCGAGGAACTGCTCCGGCGCGCCTCCCTGCACATGCAGATCGCTGGCGAGTCCTGGCTCGTGGGCACGCAGATCTTCGATGAGTTCGAGAACCCGCTCGGCATCCTGTGGGAGTTCCTCTCCACCGAGGAGGTCAAGGTCGATGCCGACGGGAACGTGATCCGCAACCCGTCGGGCACGCGCCAATCCGCCTACGGCTCGAAGTCCGCGATCGGCCAACTCGACGAGGACGTTTACATCGCGCGGCTCTGGCGCTCTGACCCCCGGTGGTCGGACCGCGCCGACTCCCCGATGAAGCGCGTCCTGCCGATCTGTCGCGAGGTCGTGGTACTCACGCAGGTTGTGGATGCGATCGCCAAGTCGCGGCTCTCGGCCGGGATCCTGTTCATCCCCGACGAGATGTCCTTCGGTCCCGACGACGAGACGGAAGATCCCGGCGACGACACCGACGACATCGACGAGTTCATGCAGGAGTTGATCTCACACCTGTCGGCTCCGGTCGACGATCGCACTTCGGCTGCCGCTCTCGTGCCGCTCCTGCTTCGAGGTGCTGCCGAGTTGGGCGACAAGGTACGGCTCATCGAGATCGCTCGCGACCTCGACAACCTGTACCAAGAGTTGCGTCAGGAGGCCCTGCACCGAGTAGCCCGCGGCCTCGACATTCCGCCGGAGATGATGGAGGGCAAGGGGAGCCTCAACCACTGGACCGGCTACAACATCGACTCCGAGTTCGCGAGCAAGCACGTCATCCCGTTGGGCGAGGCTCTGGCTGAGTTCATCACCACGTCGTACTTCCGCCCGATGCTCGTCCAGTTCGAGGGGTTCACCGAGGAGGAAGCGGAAGCCTTCGCCTTGAAGTTCGACTCGTCCTCGATCGTGGGGAAGCCCGAGCCGGGTCAGGTTCGCGGCGCATGGGATCGCCGGGTTGCCTCGGATCTCACCTACCTGCGTTCTCTTGGACTCGACGAGGATGCCATGCCCGACGAGGAGGAGAAGAAGCGTCGCTGGCTCGAAGCCATCCTCGAATCCGATCCCGCCCTGTGGGGTCCGATTCTCATGCCTGTTCTCCACCCGGACACCGCTGACCTGTTCGCAGGGATCGACCTTGTGGCGCGCCAGGACGAGGTGAAGGCGCTTCCGTCGAGTCGACCCATCACGCGTCCGAGCAACGCCGAGATCGAAACCGACGATGACCCTGCGCTGATCGACGGGATGGATGAGCCTGGCTCTCCGACCGACTCCACATCGACCGATGAAGTCTCGGCGCTCATCGAGCGACTGGCTGTCGCTGCCGACGCAGCGTTGGAGCGTGCCCTCGAACGCGCGGCGAATCGGGTGCTCCCGTTCGTCAACGGTGACGAGGCACTGCGGTCCGAGTTGCGATCCACCGAGAAGATCGACGTGCTCTCGAAGATCGGCTCCACTCGCTTCAATGGCTACTCGGTCACCACGGACGAGATCATGGAAGGCGCTTGGGACTCGTTCGCCTTGAAGGGACGCGCTTGGATCCGGCGCTACCTCGTTCAGACCGGCGCTCCTGACTGGTACTCCGAGGAGCAGTCCGAGGCGATCATCTCTGAGGTGACCAGCCTCTTGCAGCAGCACGCCATGTCGTCGCTTCGTCGGCCCCTGAGCCGAGGTGACAACGGCCTCCTCGTCCCGAACGATCTGATCCAGATGGCTCTGGAATCGGCTCGTCGAGTTCCGGTGGCGTAGATGGCCTTCGTCAGTCCCATCTCCGACCGGAGTCGAGAGCGCGAGCAGGAGGCGATCACCGCTGGGGCGAACCTGGCGATGGTCGAGGTGAACGGCCGCATGGCGGTCAGGATCTCTGAGTCGGGTCCGACCTACCAAGCCAGCGAGATCTACGAGCCTGAGTGGTGGGATGACGCCGCCGACACCTACATCGCCCTGGCCTTGGCTGTGGCGATCGAGCGATACGGCCTCGAAACGGCGCGCAATCTCGGCATCCCCATCCCTACCCTCCGGGGTACGACATGGGCCGTCACCAAGGCGACTCTGCTGGACGCTCAGATGAGCGCGGTGAAGGGCTACAACGACACGATCCTCAGTCGAGTGTCGCAGTTGACAAATCAAGCAAACGAGGAGGACTGGGACGACACCCAGTTGGCTGCCAACCTCGGACTCACTGAGCGGGGAATCACGGCCCTGGAAGTTGCGACCCTCCTCCCGCCGCCGCCGGGCGGATCGGCTCCTACGGTGCCTGCATCGTCCGTCCAGCCCGGTCCGCTGTCTCCCGGCATCGCCGAGGGCGTGGGGATGACCGAGGCTCACACCGCCGCAGAGGGCACCGCCTACGGGGTCGGCCAGGCAACCGGCTTGGTGGGCTTCAAGATTTGGGATACCGGGTTTGTCAACTCTCGTCAGACGCATCAGGATGCCAATGGTCAGTCGGTTCCGGTCGAGGACTTCTTCATCGTGGGCGGCGAGTTCGCTGAGTATCCCGGTGACTGGGGCCTCTCGGCTGCCGAGCGGATCAACTGCCAGTGCTCGTCGGGGTTCGAGTACGCCGAGGCCGACCGGAGTTACTTGGAGGAGCCGACGACGCTCCGAGAGGACCAGTTGGAGGCTCGGCGCGAGACGATCGAGGCGAGGGTCGAATCTCGCCAGACCACCGAGGACCGATTCAATAAGCGGGGTGAGTCCGGCAAGGAGTACGCGCCCAGCCGAGAGAGGATCCACAAAGAGATCCTCGATGACGTGTGGGAGCGCAAGGCGCTGTCAGTCCCCAACGACGGCGAGGTCATCTTCTCCGGCGGCATGGGCGGCGCGGGCAAGGGCACGACGTTGAAGTCTAAGGCGGCTGGCATCGACGAGACTCGCTTCCTCGAACTGAACGCCGATGCGATGAAGGAGGAGTTGGCGAGGCGCGGACTCATCCCGGTCGGCGAAGGGCTGACACAGTTGGAGGGTGCTGCCATCGCCCACAGGGAATCCTCCCATCTGGCGGACCTTCTCGCCGAGCGCGCCTACGCCGAGAAGAAGAACATCATTTGGGACACCACGATGCGCGATGCCGCCAAGACCGGCAAGCAGATCGACACCGTGCTCGCTGCCGGATACCAACAACCACGGCTTGTGTTCGTCGACATTCCCGTCGAGGTGTCGGTGAAGCGCGCCTTGGAACGACACCAGCGAGGGTTGGAGGAGTTCCTTTCCGGCAAGGAAGGCGCACTCGGCGGGCGCTACGTCCCACCCAACGTGATCCGCGATCTCGCAGGAACGCGCTTGGAGTCACTGAACCTCGAAGCCTTCGAGGAACTCATCAACGACAAGGACGTGTTCTGGCAGTTGTTCAACAACGCTGTGGACGGCCGCGATCCGGTCCTGATCGCCGAGGGC